ATGTATTGGGGTTTATTGACCAATGATATTGATACCGCATTAGTTAATGATGCAACATCTATAAACATCTTTACACCAAGTTATGTTGATGCTTATGAGTTGCCTGTAACGGTTCCAGCTAACGATAGAGATGCGTATGTGTTAAATAATGAATTAATTTATGATAGCACAACACAAACTTACTCTGGACCTAGTTTTGCTTTATTCTGTCATAGTTTTACTGGTGTTAATGCTACCGTTATTAAGGGTACATTAAAATTGTATACGGTTACTTTAAATTGTAATCCATATACTGAAGGTCATAATAAAACTATCGCTACAATTAAGAGTAGAGGTGGTTATGTTTCTGACATTTTGAAGTATAACACGGCTTCTTTGGGTATGATTGCCCCAGCTAATTTAACAAGTGACCCATATGTTTCATTTGATTTAACTGGTACAACCGCTAACCCAACAGGTGGAACTTTTTCATACACCGTTTCATTAAATAAAACAAATTCTAACTACATTAAAAAAGTAATTGGATCTACTTTAACAGATAAAGATTCACATATTTATGCTGAAGAAGTTTACGACCAAACTTTAGCTGATGGTTGGTATAAAGGAAAAATCAAAGGTTTGTACACCGAATTAGTTGGTGTTAACAACTGGGATCACTACAAATTCCAATATCAATCACCTGTTACTCCTTTTATTGTATCAGAATTAAGAGGTGGTGTGCCGCAAAGATTGTTTAGATTAATTTCTATTTCAGACGGTACTAACGCTAACTACGAAATAAAGACTTCAATCGCCAATGTTGATCTATCTAAGAAGACATTTGATATTTACATCAGATCTTTCTCAGATACAGATAAAAACCCAGTTATTATCGAAAGATTTGTTGATTGTACAATGGATGAAACTTTAGATAACTACGTTGGTAGAAAAATAGGTACTATCGACAACAAATACCCTCTTAAGAGTGCTTATGTTGTATTAGAACCAGCTATCAATGCACCTAAAGATGCTATTCCTGCTGGTTTCGAAGGTTATGAGTTCAGAACTAACGGTGAAACTGATTATACAGAAACAGCTGTCCCTGAAATGCCTTACAAAACTAAATATTTTGCGCCTGGTGATGTTATTTATAACCCACCATTTGCTAACCCAGTCATCTCAAACGGTGATAAAGTAAACAAAAACTATTTAGGTTTCTCAAGCCAATTTGGTTTTGATAAAGACTTGTTATTGTTTAAAGGTAAAGTTAGTATTTTAGGTGATAACGCTTACAACACTGGTGATGATTACTTCACTAAAACTAAAGGCTTCCACATGGATATTAACGCTTCAGCGTTGGTTGATTCTGTGACTGGAGAACAAGTTTTCTCAACTGGTGTGGCTTCATTTAATGATGCAACAACTGTTGATGGTACTGCGACTCACCCGTATAACAACATGAGAACAAGAAAATTCACTTTATTATTTGCAGGTGGTTTTGATGGTTGGGACGAGTTTAGATTAAACAGAACTAATACTGATGAGTATAAGATAGGTAGAACTGGTTTCGTTGCTTCACAATTTGATACTTTCACAAATGTTGAGTACGCTGAATTGTTTGGTACTTCCGACTACTATGCTTACTTATATGGTATTAGAACATACCAAAACCCTGAAGAAACACCAATTAATATCTTAGCTACCCCTGGTATTGACGTATTAAACAATACAGACTTGGTTAGAGATGCAATTGAGGTTGTTGAGGAGAAAAGATTGGATGCTATTTACTTACCTACATTACCTGATATTAAGTTGTTAAACAATAACAACCCTTCAGATACTGAAAGTTGGTATTATGCTGAAGATATCGTTGATGAGTTAGAAAACACTGAAATCGATTCAAACTATACAGCGGTATACTATCCATGGATTCAAATCACTGATACCGAAAATAATGCAAACTTGTTTATTCCACCTACAGCTGAAGTTGTTAGAAATATGGCTTATACAGATAACGTAGCATTCCCTTGGTTCGCAACCGCAGGTTACAATAGAGGTTTGGTTAAATGTAATAGAGCACGTATCGTTCTTGATCAAGAAGCTAGAGATATTTTATATCCAGGTAGAATTAACCCATTAGCGACTTATTCAGACGTTGGTGTTGTTATCTGGGGTAATAGAAACTTACAAGTTAGATCTAGTGCTCTTGATAGATTAAACATCAGAAGATTGTTGTTACAAGCTAGAAGATTGATTATGTCTGTATCAAAAAGATTATTATTTGATCCAAATGATACGACAGTTAGAAATCAATTCTTGTCATTGGTTAACCCAATCTTGGATAACATTAGAAAAGAAAGAGGTTTAACAGACTTCAGAGTTAGTGTTGCAATGGACGTTGAGGATAATGATAGAAATACTTTGAGAGGTAAAATCTTCATTAAACCAACACCAACATTGGAATTCATCGAACTTGAATTCGTTGTTACACCGCAAAACGTTTCTTTCGATAACATTTAATAAGTTTAGGGGGTACGAAGGTATCCCCTTTATTTCTTTTCCATAGCTTAAAAAGCACCAACGGTAATTGAGATACTAATTAATAAAAAAGAAAGTAACAAAGAAAAAATAAATTAGAGTACTATTTATAATAGAGTACATAATATATGAAATTATATATAGTACTATTTATAATAGAGTACTTTGGTTAAGACCCTTAACAAAAATAAGGTTTGAAAATCAAAAAGTCAAGTTTTTTGAAAAAAATTTTTAAAAAAGTGTATAATTCGAAAAACAAAGATATTTATATTAAACAATAAAACAAATTAAATAGACAACAATATGGCTAACTTATTAATGAAAATGCCCGTTCCTTACGAACCAAAGAAAAAGAACAGGTTTATTTTGAGATTCCCAAGTTCACTAGGTATTAACGAGTGGTTCGTAATATCTACTTCAAGACCAAAGGTAACAATAAACGAAGTTGAAATTCCTTTCTTAAATACTTCAACATATGTTGCTGGTAGATTTAACTGGGAATCAATTGATGTTACATTCAAAGACCCTATCGGTCCTTCAGCTTCACAAGCATTGATGGAGTGGGTTCGTTTACACGCTGAATCAGTAACAGGTAGAATGGGTTATGCCGCAGGTTATAAAAAAGATATTGAATTAGAAATGTTAGATCCGACAGGTGTTGTTGTTGAAAAATGGATTCTTCAAGGAACCTTCTTGACAAATGTTGACTTTGGATCATTGGAATATAGTGATGATGAAATCGCTGACATTACAGCTACATTAAGAATGGACCGTTGTATCTTGGTTTATTAAGAATTATATTATCAATTCAAAATTCATTTGGGGGACGCTTTGCGACCCCCTTTTTTTTTAACCTTTAATTATACCATATTTCTCAATAAACTTGTTAACTCGTTCAACAACTAAATTTGTTTTATCCATTTCATGTTCCCAAATAACCAATAAATTATAGGTCCTATCAAACTTAACTAGTTTGACTTTGTATTGGTCATTCCTTAAATTGGCTCTCTGGAATGCATATTTTGCTTCTGGCGAATGTTTTTTACAACAGTGGTAGAAACACCCATGAGTTTCAATTAAGACGTTGTAATCAACTAAAAGAAAGTCGAACTCTCTTTTCTTAAAAACAAAATGTCTTTCAAAGTTTATATTTTCTTGCTCAAGTAGTTCAGCGAACGAATCTTCTAATTTTGAAGTACCATTCATCTTTTTAACCATTTTAGCGAATTTACCTTTCTTTTTGGCCATAATATTCTATTATTATAATAATTAGTTGTAAACTACCCTTTTACCGTCAAATTGATATTAAAAGGTAAAAAAAATAAAAAATACCGTTTACACTATTTAATATTAGACTATAATTAATTTAAAATTAAAATACTATGGAAAATCAACAGGTTTATTTTGAACCACCGCACGATGTTATTCCGCTTCCATCAGGTGGCAGATTTTACAAAAATAAAAAAGACACAATTAAAGTAGCTTATATGACGGCTGCTGACGAAAACATTCTAACTTCACCAAACTTACTACAAAGCGGTAAAGTCCTTGACGTTTTATTGGAAAAGAAAATTTTAGATAAAGACATCAAAGCTGGGCAATTATTACCAGGTGATAGAAATGCTATTATTTTCTTTTTAAGATCAACTGGTTATGGTGAGATTTATCCAGTGGAGTTAACAGACCCTAAAACAGGTGATAAATTTATTGAGGAAATTGACATTAGCCAATTACCAATAAAAGAAAATACTTTAACACCAGATGAAAATGCTGAATGTTCATTTGTTTTACCAAGATCTAAAAAAACTGTTAAATTTAAATATTTAACTGCTGAAGAGGATGAGAAGTTGATTAGAGAAGATCAAGCCAGAACAAAAAAATTGGGTTCTAGCGCTATTAGTCAAATTATGACATTGCGTTTACAAAACCAAATTGTGGAAGTTGACGGCATTCGAGATAAAAACGCAATCGTTCAATTCGTTGAGAGTATGTCACCAATGGACTCAGCTGAGTTCAGAAAACATCTTTTCGACAACGAACCTGGTTTAGATTTGACCATTAATGTCCAAGCTCCAAGTGGAGAGTTTTTTTTTGGTGAACTTCCCATTACATCCAAATTTCTTTGGCCTTACGTCTGAGTATAAACAACAAATGATGTACGAGTCGTACATTTTAGTTAAACATGCTAATTTTACTTATTCAGATGTAATATTAATGCCAATCTTTGAAAGAAGAAAATTCATTGATATTTTAATGGAAGAGAATGATAAGATTAAAGAAGCTAGAGAAAGAGAAATACAAAAATCTAAATCTAAGAGAGCATAAACTTAACCCACTGTCATGGTGGGTTTTTTATTTTATTCGATATTTATAATAAAAGAATTCGTTATGAAAAAATATATAATAACTGAAAATCAATTAAAGGTTATATTAGAAAGGGCTGATGATACCCCAGAAAATTATTCTGATGTACCACCAATGTCATTTGACAATTTTTTAAAAGCAATTGAAAAAGATAACAATAAAAATGGTACATCTAGTAACAGAAGTGATGATATTAAGAGTTTTGCACTTGGGGCTGTTGCTGGAAATAGAGCTGAATACAATATTGATAAATCTGACAGCGCTTTAAAAGCAATCGCTGGTAAGTTTTATAAATCAATAAATGCGGGTTACGGTATTAACCCAGATGATGGTGTTCTTGCTGAATCTGAAGATTTATGTATTATTATAATGTGTATGGCTTATTATTACTACAAAGAAGGTAGTATTAAGAGTTTTAATGTTAGGGATGTTGATCTTGATTTTAGAAAAAACTATAATGAATTAAAAAGAACTAATTTATCCGATATAAGAGGTTTATTAAGAACCAAATTTGATGCCGATATATTTGGGCGCCAGGATGACGATGATGAGAATCAAATTATAGCGGCTCCAAGAGGTGATAACCCTAGTTTCCAAGTTTATATTAATAAGAACAGTAGAAGAACAACAATGGTTAGGTTTAACTTTTTTGATAGCACGTCATTAAATTTTTTCTACAACGATTTTTTAAAGAATGATAAAAACATTAATTTAATTAGTAAGGCGATAAACAGAAGAGTTAGACCAAGATTAGATAACGGTTCACTAGTATTCCAATTTTAAATAAATGGCTCAAGGGGATATTTCATCAGCATTAAATGAACTCGTAAAAAAATTACAAGTAAATACTGCCGCTTCTTTAACAACAAGAAGTGAGATAGAAAGGTATGTCGGTGAAGTAATAGACTCTTATAGTGATGCTATTGAAAAGAATAAAGAGGCTTATAACTGGGACGTTAAACGTGAATCATTATTTGGTTACTTTAAAAAAATATCGAAACATAGAGAACAATTAATTGAAGATAAAATAGCTAGAAAAAAGGAGCTAGAGTTTTTAGAACAACAAATAAATCATTACGTAAAAAAAGAAAATGAGGCGATAAACTCTGGTAAAAGTAGGTTATCTAAAGAATTATTTCAAAGAAGAGTTGAATTAGAAATACAAAAAAATGTTAAAGAGGCCATGGATGATGTGGCAAATACCGCAAAAACAGCTAGTAAAAGCGGTAACCCATATCTCGCAGCATTTTTAGTTGTTGGCGGTATTCTTATTGATGTTGGCAAAGCAATCCTTAGGGTTGGTTTAAGTATACTCAAAATAGGTTTTAGTTTCATAAAAGATTTTTTCGGAGCTGACTTTGGCGTATCAGCTGTATTCGAACTATTTTTAAAAATGCAATCAATATCGGGTAATATATCCGCAAATATTGGTTTAGTTAGTAAAGAGTATATTAGGTTCTATGAAAACATGCCTAAAATATATAACGAGGTTTTAGATGTTGGTGGTAGTTTAGAAGATGTACAAACGGTTGTTGAGAAATTAAGTGATGTTACTGGTAGGTCGAATATTTTGGAAGGCCCTATGTTTAAGAGGGTTATTGAACTTGGTTTAGGGACTGGTCTTGGGGTTGAGAATGCAACCGAATTAATTGGTAATTTCCAGAATTTAGGTTATTCAATGGATAAAACCTTAGAATTTACTGATTTTGTTAGGGACAAATCAATGCGTGTCTCGATGAACCAAACAAAGGTTTTATCAAAAGTTAATCAATTGGTGGTTTCGCTAACTGGTTTTGGTGTTAATCGTGGTTTAAAGGCGATGACAAATTTAGTTATAGATGCACAAAGATTAAGACTCGATGTTAACGATAGTGTTGACAAATTTAAAGACGCTTTTACTGATCCAGAAAAAGCCGTTGAGGTTGCGGCAACAGCAAACCTACTTGGTGGTAAGTTCGCATTTTATTTTGGAAACACATTTACTTTAATGGCTAAAAGTATGTATGAGCCTCAAGAGTTAACTGCCGAATTATTAGAATCTTTAAAAGATAAAGCTTTTAAGGGTAAAGACGGCAAATACCAGATAGCCCCAGCTGATAGAGAAATTATTAGGGAGTTCGCTAAATCAATAGGCCAGGACAACCCAGATGAATTATTTAATGTTGCAATTGAACAATCTAAGTTTGCAGATAAAATTGAAGCGTTAGGTAAAAGGTTTGGGTCAATTACATCGATAAATGAAGAACAAAGGGTATTATTAACAAACTTAATGACCATGAATGAGGATGGTTCATATAGTATTAAATTATCTAGTGGTGCTAAAATGCTATTGTCAGAAATACCTAGTATTAATACAATATATAATGAATTAAGGCAAGAAAGAAAAAATAACGAATCGGCTCTATTAAGAAAAAATTTGGCGGAAAGAATTGGAATTGCTATAGAAAGATTTAATGTTGGTTTTTCACAGATATTCGTTGTAATGGATAGATATTTTAGAAATTCAAATGTAATAAATCACTTGGATGAGACTTTAAAGGGTATGTCTATAATGGAAGGTGATTTCTTTAACGATTTATTATCACCATCAGGTTCAATGGGTAATTTAATGAAAAATATTTTTAAGGCGGCAAATAGTTTTATTGATACAATATTAGGTATATGGCAAAATCCAGAATTAAACATATTCCAAGCCGTTTCAATGTCATTAGATTATATGATAACACGAATAACAACTAAATTTATGGACCCTTTAAAATTTTATTTGGGTAGATTAGTTGAATTAATTGGAGTCGGTATTGATAAAGGTACAGGCGGTTTATTTGGTAAGGGTGTCGCTAGAACAGGTCTTCAAATGCAAAAAAAAGCAATTAGAAAATCTGGCGAAGGTGGTATATTCTACGAGACACATAAAACAGGTTTAAATGAAAGAATTAAAGAGTTTAACCAAAGACACGCTGAATCTATGTCTGGTGTTAAAATAAACACAGATGTTAATAAGAAATTAAATAACAAATCAAATAATGTTGGTAATAAAATACCAACGGTAAAAAATGATGTAGTAAAACCAGTTGGTTTAGATGTTATTGCATTAAAAAATAGAAAAGAAACAAATACTAATGATTTATTGGTTAGGGCTAACGGAGCAACCTTAATGGGTTCAAAGGGGGACGCTTTATTATTCTTTAATGAAATGGTTCTTGGAAATGCTATTGCAAACGCAAAACCAGAAGAAATTAATTTAGTTTTAAATGGAAAAATATCACATATTAAGAAAAATAAACAGCTTAGTTTGACAAATAAAAAATTGGATAAGACAATTAAATTATCATCTTCTATGTTAATTAAACAGGCAACAACAAATTTAGAAAATTCTGTGATATAAAATGATCTAGTATCTATTTATAGTTATAGAATAATGATTAATATTATATTATGGCTCAAGGCGATTTTTTTAAAAATTTAGACGCAACCATGAAAACCCTAGAACAGGCTAGGCAAAATGGTATTATTAGTGCAAGGGAAGAAGCTGAACATGTTAAAGACATGCTTTCAATGTATGATGCCATTAACGCAAAAAAAGCCGCTGGTAGGGAGTGGGATTTAAAAAGCCAAAGTATTTGGGGGAATATGAAAAGATTCTCTAAAGAAATGGCCCAAGACGCTGAAAATCTAAAGAAATCTAGAAAGGCGATAAAACAAACAGAAGATCAAATAAATAACTTAGGTGTTGTTTATAACAAACTAATGGCCGAGGGTAAAAAGTCCACGGCTGATATGATTAAAAAGAAAAAGCAGCAATTAGAGATAGAGAAAGAGATACAAGAAGTAAATTATGATACCGCAAAATCATCCGTAGGGTTTCTTGGTAAGAGCTTTAATATGATGGGTAAGGTAGGTGGTTTCATCACCAGTAATTTTAGTTGGTTAGGTGATATCTTTAAAAGCATATTGGGTACAGTGTGGAATATAGCAAAGGGCTTATTTGATATTATATTCCCGATAGAAAAAGCTTGGAAATTATTTTTAGAATTACAAAGTGCTGTAGGAAACTTATCAGCCGATATTGGTATGACTTACCAAGAATACAGGTCGTTATTAAAAGAAGGATCTAGTATATATAACGAAATAATAGGTTATGGTGGTAAGATAGAAGATATAGCTAAAATTATAAGAGGTTTTAGTGAAGAAACGGGTAAGAATAGAATATTTAGTCCAGAAGAGCTAACAGCTATCGTTAAATTAGGTTATAGTACTGGTTTAGCGGTTGATGGCGTAACTAAAATGGTTGCCGAATTCGATAATTTAGGTTATTCATTAGCAACGACAATGAAAGTTGCGGACAAAGGTAGAAACATAGCTGCTAGATTCAATTTAAACCAAACTAAAGTATTAAAAACAACAACTGAGGTTGTCAAAAATTTAACTGGTGTTGGTTTTGGTAGGAGTGTGGAAGATTTAACCAAATTAGCAGCAAAAGCTGAAACACTTAGATTTAATCTAGCTGAATCGATTAATTCATTTAAGGATTCGTTCTTTAGCCCAGAAAAAGCCGTTGAAGCTGCCGCCAAAATTCAAGTACTTGGTGGAGAATTTGCTCAACAATTCGGTGACGCATTTTCATTAATGAACGGTTCAATGAACGATGCTGATGGTATGTCTGAAAGATTAATAAAATCAGCTGCGAATCTAGCGGAAAAAAATTCTAAGGGTGAGTTTGTCATCCCACCAGCACAAAGACAAATATTAAGAGAGGTTGCCGATGCACTTGGCCAGAATCCAGATGAAATGATAAAAGCTTCTGTTGAACAAGCCAAAGTTATGGATAAAATGAACAGTCTGGCTAGAACTGGTGCTAACTTGATGGGTTTTAATGAGGAAGATAAAATGGCTTTATCTAACTTAATAACTATGAATAAAAATGGTCAATACGAGATTAAGATGGCCAATGGTGTCAACCAATTATTAAGTACGATAACCAGTGAAGACCAATTAAAAGGTATATTGGCACAAAGAAAAGCTAATGAAAATGCGGCTCAACAAAGGTTAAATCTTTCGGAAAGATTCCAAATCGTTTTGGATCGATTTGCTATTGGTTTAATGCCAATATTTACAAAATTAAACGAATATCTAGAAGATGAAGGTACATTACAAAGAATAGAAAAATTAGGTAAGACAATTGCCGATGTAATGATGCCAGCTGTCGAAGCTTTATTCACACCAGGAGGTGTTCTTGATAAAGCGATAAGATTCTTTTTAACGGAATTTAATACATTCTTAACAGATGTACAAAAAATAATGAGTGGCGAGGGAACCTTTTTCCAAAAAATGCAAAAAGTTTTTGGAAAAGTTGTTGGTTTTGCAACTGAAACAATTTTACCGTATGTTAAAATAACTTTTGGTGAAATATTTAAAGCACTTAAAGAATTACCATTTGTTGGCGATGCGTTTTTTAAAGCTGGTTTATCATTACAGGAAAGTGATAAGAGAACTTCAGATATCGCAAAAAGTATTGGTATTAACAATGAGAAACCAATTGCCAATGAAATTAAAAAAGTTAGAAAAGAAGATGATCAATCTAGTTTTGGTGGAGACCTTCTAGGTGGTTTAGGTAACTATGTTATGGGTACTGTTGATTTCTTAGGTGGTTTAGCAACATCAACTCTAGGTATGGAAAGTGCGGCACAAGATTTATATGCACACTCTTTTGCTAGATATAGAAGAGGTACAGCTGACTTTTCTGATGCCTTTACTGGTGGTAATGAAGCTAAACAAGCACTAACTACAGAAGCATTAAAAGGTGGAGGTTTTTCAGATCAAACATATTTGGATTTAATGGGTCTTGACTTTGTTAAAGAAGGAGAATGGGAACGTAAGAATGGTCAAGATGTTAAAAAGGTGCAAGACGCCATGGTATACGCTAATGGCCAATACATCAAAGGTGGTAAGGGTGATGCCGTTGCCTTCTTAGATGAATTAGCTTTTGGTCAAGCATATAAAAATGCTATGGGTGGTAATGGATCAAATACAACATTAACAGTAAACGTTTCTGGGGCAATTGAACATGACTCAGAAGACGGTAAACGAATAATAACAGCAAAAGAACTTTATGAATCAGACCCACAAATGTTTGGTAAATTCATAGAAACCACAATGGCTAAACATGAATATGGTAGCGCAAACTATGTGGTTAATTTCGGTGTAACACCAATACAAAGTGTTGGATAAAAAAAAATTAAAACAATATTTATAAGATATGGGTCTTAAAAGTATATCTGGCGAATTTAGAACTACGATTTTAAATTTAAATTTACAGTCTCCACCAGACGTGGTTACTGGTTTGGTTAATTTGACAAACTCTGTCACCGTAAGTGCTTATTTGGATTCAATAGGGCAAGATGCGTTAATAAACTATTATAATGTCAAAAATCCTGGGGATATCAATACAGATGGTATACCAGCGAGAACGTTAAATTTAAACAAGACATTAAACACACCAAATGACATTGTTACTGGTGTTAACGATTTATCAGCTTCAGCTGCCTACGCTAGTTCTTTCTTGGATGGTAGAGGTGAAGTGACAAATATTAACGACTTTTCAAACGTAAACCCTGGTGATGTTTTAACAGAAGCTATCGACCCAAGAACATTAGATTTAAATAAAAACTTAAACACCCCAGCGGATATAACAGCTGGTGTTCAAGATTTGACACCAAACGGAGCTTTTTCTGTTCAATATTTATCTGGTAGGGGGTCATTCACAATTATAAATGACTTCAATGTTAAAAATCCAGGTGACGTCCTAACAGATGCAATTGACCCTAGAAATTTAGACTTAGCTAAAAACTTAAATACCCCAGCTGATATAACCTCAGGTGTTCAAGATTTGACGCCTAATCAAACTTTTGCAGCTCAGTATCTATCTGGACGTGGATCGTTTTCAGTTATAAACGATTTTAACGTAATAAACCCTGGTGACGTATTAACAGATGCCGTTGCACCAAGAAATTTAGATTTTAGTAGGAACTTAAATACCCCAGCGGATATAGAAGATGGGTTAAATGATTTAAGTCCAAATGCAGCAATTGCCGCACAATACTTAGCTGGCAGAGGTTCATTTTCGGTAATAAATGATTATGTGGTTGCCAACCCAGGTACAGTATTAAGTGATGCAATACAACCAAGAATATTTAACTTTTCACAAACACTGGTAACACCGACAGATATTACTTCTGGCGTACAAAATTTAACACCAAACTCAATAATAGCTTCACAATATTTATCGGGTAAAGGTTCTTTTACACAAATAGGCACGTCACCAAACTTAAACCCTGGCGATGTATTATCTGATGCGTTAACACCAAGACAATTAAACTTTAACAGAACATTAAATACTCCAGCAGACATAGACGCTGGTTTAAACAACCTAAGTGGCGGATATGCCGCACAATATTTATCTGGACGTGGATCATTTTCGGTTATAAATGACTATACAAATGTAAATCCAGGTAATGTTCAATCTGATGCCGTTGCACCAAGACAATTAAACTTTAACAGAACATTAAATACCCCAGTTGATATCACAGCTGGTTTAAATAATCTTAGTGGTTCATTTGCAGCGCAATATTTATCTGGTAGAGGCACGGATACGACAATTAATGATTTCCCTAACTTAAACCCAGGTACCGTTTTATTACAGGCTTTAACACCAAGACAGTTAAACCTTAATATGAACTTAAATACCCCAGTTGATATTACGGCTGGTTTAACAAATTTAAGTGGATCTATCGCTGCACAATACTTAGCTGGTAGAGGTACCGATACAGTTATTAACAATTTTAACGTACTAAACCCTGGTGACGTACTATCTGATGCGTTAACGCCAAGAGCGTTGAACTTATCAATGACATTAAATACACCAGGAGACATTACAACTGGTTTGGGTGATTTAACAGCAAACGCTGCTTTAACAGCTCAATATCTTTCTGGTAGAGGTACAATGACAACAATAAACACCATGCAAAATTCAAATCCTGGTGATGTTGTTACTATTGCAAACCCATTACGAATTAGTTTATTTAATAAAAATTTAATTAAAGATCCTAATGATGTAACCGACCAATTTACATTGGCAAATCCAGGGATCATACCGATTGGTGGTGATACAGTTATAAATGATTTCACAGTATTAAACCAAGCACAATTAAGTCCATTTGAATTAGCTTGGATTAATTCAAACGCACTAAATAGATATCAAGCTGAGGCAACAGAGTTAATTGATAACACTAGAGAGTTATCATTAAATAATTCACCGAACACGCCTCAGAATCCATACTTAACTGCCGATAAGTTAAATAACTCAGACCCAACTAATCTGCAATTTTCTGACTTTATTAATTTACCAACAGCCTCAACACCATTAAGTGCTTTATTAGGTACTGATTTGGATTTGGCTAATTTATTAACCGAGCCAGGCGTTAAAAATGACACTGTATTAGCACAAATTGGTGCGTTACAATTAAAGTTTCATTTAGAAGCTAATGTTGCTGCTAAAGTTGCAGCTGAAGCTTTGGGTTATACAGCTCTAGACGATATTGTTACAAACCCGTTAAAAATTATTGAAGCCATAAAAAACCCAGGTAAAGCTATTTTTGATATAAATGGTAATAACGATATAACAACGTTACCAGGTGGTTTAGGTAAGGTGGCTAGTTTCTTATCCGATGTAGCGGGTGTAAACGGTTTAACAACATATGCACAATCATATTTAGGAGATGATGGTGTGGTTTTAAGACCGACTTGTTTTGAGGATTATGAGTCAGATAGGAAATTAGACGAGAGAGATTTAGAAAGAATCGATAGAACTGGTAGGGGGCAAAGATTCTCTTTGTTTACTAATTTAGGTATTAATAAATATACACCAGAATTCGTTAATAAATTAGATGGTACTAATTTAAAAATGATTGGTAGTTTAGCCAAATCACAAGGATCAACCGATGTATTTAAAACATATATAAGTGGCGGCCTTAACCCATTATTTTATTTACTACAAGATAGAAACGGTTTACAGGTTAAAGGTAATAGTGAGTTAACGAAAGCAATAACATTTGACCCCACCAACCCAGGTGCTCCTTTTTCTGAACCTGGTGTTGAAACCGTATCTAAATACGGGTCAGTTAAAACTTCTTTTGTTTGGAGAGGCCCAACCAAAGAAACGTTTTTAGATCCAATAAATAAAGAAACGACTACCGATATTTGGGATGGTAGGTTAACAGATAAAACTAGATCAAACGATACTAGTGCGTTTAAATTTAGAGATTGCTCAATTTTAGCAACGACACAAAAATTACTAGAAAGTGGTTTAGAAAATGTTGCAATTAGATCAATTGACCAAACAAAAACTAAATTTAGCGATGGATATAGTTTTGCACCAAAAAGTAGTGGTGTAATAACCCCATTTAGAAAAGAAATTTTTGGTGATGACGGTAAAATAATCGGGTTTAAATATTTAGTCCCAGGGCTAGATAAATCAGGTAACCGTGACGATACTAGAATGTATAATGAGGTCGAGCTTTGTAGAGCTTGGACCAAGTCAAAACCATTTACAAAGATCACAGATCTTATTAGATGGAAAGAATTAAATAGAAAAGAAAGAAATTCTGTATTAGATAGATACGGTAATTTAAATATACACCCATCAGCACTTAATGTTAATGAAGGGTATGGTAGATTAGGTGATGGTTTGGGCGATGCTGTTGTTGAAGCTTTTGGTGAAAAAAGAGCTAGAAAATACATGTTCTC